GGGAAGAGCCGTAACTTGGACGGTTAACCACAATACCAATGGCACGTCTTTTATAGTTTTTAGACGTGCACCAACAGGGTTGGATAGCCACAGGCTGTTGTACCCAGGTGAAGCCAAAACGCTCATCGACAGATTCCTGGGTTTGGCTGATGAAGCACAGCTTAATGTAACCAGACTTGGTGCGAATTGGTACCTGGTGCCCTGGGTTAAAGGTGATATTGTTTCCGTGGATGCCCGAGTGGTGACCGATATGGTCACTTGGTGGCAGGGAAAAGTCATCGACCAAGACACTTTACGACATTCGCTTGTCCGAGTTGGACAACTGTGCGAAAATTACAGCACACCCCAGGAAATTCGGCAGGAGTCGTCGGCAGTAATGTCGACCTTAGCAGCCAACATGGCTGTCATGCACGTCAACAGGGCTTACAGTGTATTGAGGAACAACGCATTTGGTGTTAGTGCATACAACGCCAATGTGACCAAACCTCTACACCAATGGCCCATAGTTGACTATTTTGCACAGAGGCCAGTGCATAGCTTGGCAGCCATTGGCGCAATCGGTGTCGGTGCCAAAATCCTTGACACATTGGACCCGAAACCCCTGTCGTTAGTCAGAGCGTATGTCATATCTGATCTCAAGAAATGGGAGTGGACATGGCTCAAATTTGGGTTCACAGCCGGAGTAGTGGGGTTAACTGTGATGACGTGGCCGCAGCCAGTTAAGCTGGCCGACCATCTGGTGGCTGTCGGAGGAGCCATCAAAGGAACCATACGGGCCGTGACTGACACAGCACGCCGACATTGGTTTGTCACCACAACACTCTGCGTTGCCGCAGTGGCCTACTGGACAAAAGACCAGTGGCTACCTTTGGTGCCTGGGGGGGCACCACAGCACCTAGACATGTGGGCGGCGACGAGCCTAAGTGCCTTGATGGCATTAGGCCGAGCCAAGCCGAAGATGGCTAATATCTTCGGGGCGATTAGTGACCTTTACAATTGGAGAAGTATGGCGGAGGCAGTTGGACCAATGAGGGTTAAGGGCCAGATAATGGGCGGCCCTCCTCTCAGTGATGACGTCAAGAAGCTAGTAAATTGGCATGACGAATACAACGTGAAGCTGTACTTCAAAGACTGGGTAAGGATCCATCAAGCGGTAACTCGCGCCTGCATGCTGGACAGCTTAGCTAAAGCTGCCAGCGGCCGGGACGTAGAGACCCCGTATCCATTTGGACCGTGTGATTGGGCCAGGCCTGTCTTGGAAACAGGCCATCGGCAGGTTAGTAGCACGCGCACCCTGACAGAAGTCGGAGAGTGGTGCGCGTACGTAAAACAGATGGTGGAAGGCTATGATGAAGCCCTCAAGCATCTGAGTAATCAACCTGTGGCCTATGACAGGGTCCGCGATGAGCGAAATTATGCGGCCGACTTAATTAGGGCCCACTGCTATCCTCGCAAGGCTAGTTTTCTTAAGTATATCAAGAGACATGCCATAAAACTCCTATCTGGCCTGACTGATGGTCTGTCTGCGTTAGCGCGCAAGATAGCCTGGAAACAGGTCAAGCAGGAATGTGTGCGATTGGATGAACCGGTGGGTTGCCTAGTCAGCCGTGACGTTTCGTATGGGTACAGAGCCACACCAACCTACTGTTATGGGAGGTACGACACGGACATCGAGCAGGATGATACTGCCGTTGTCCAAGCACCGCCTCTGCTGTCAGCCATTCCCTGTCGAGCGACTTTCGGCAGTGGTCTTGTTGGCATAGGTATCGGCGCCTGGGCACCTATTGTGCCTAGGTCGTGCTCCCATAATGAGTATGCCGCAATTGTTGGAAGAGTCACGCGAAAAACACCCAGGGTTGATTTTCAATTCTGGGTGGATGCTCGCAATGACGTCATTTCTAACTGGAACCTGAACGGTTTGCCGATGAAGGTCGAATGGAATGAGGAGGACTGGCTCAAGACGTTGCCGTTAAAACGTCGGGAGCACTACCTCAAGGGACGTGAGGTTGAAAAAGTTCAACGTGCTGCTGCACACGACTTGTTTGTCAAACGGGAGAACAATATCAAGGGGCCCGTTTGGACTTGGAGTGAGCAGACGCTGACACCCAGAGCTATTCAACCGTGCACACCCTTTTCCAATTTGACTCTCGGACCTTTCGTGAGTGCTCACAGTCACCAGTTGGGAGTCAACACACTGGACAGGCGTATAGCCGTAACGTACGCCTGGACCGGTAGGGAATTTGACTTTTGGTTCAATTTTTGGTGGTCCGTGATAAAAGATCCTGTTTTGGGCAGTTTAGACGTTGTTAAAATGGACGCCAGTCAGAGTTGGGACTCACTCACTTTTGTGATTGAGTGTTACCGAGCTGCTGGCGCGCCTGCTGACGTCATCCGCCTATTGGAACAGGACAGAACTGTTCGCGGACGTTCAACCCATGGCATTAAGTACCGTGTGGACGGTACAGTGCCAAGCGGCAGACAGACAACTACCGAGGGAAACGGTTTGGTTTGTTTTGCCATTAACCACATGGTTCCGACCAAGAACTACGCGTGTATGCTGTGCGG